GAAATATGATCTCTGCACGACCCAACGGGGTTTGACTTTCTGTGAATTTGTTGTATAAAATCCACACATGAAACTTTTCATCGGCCAAAAGCCTGACCGGCAGCACATGCAAGCATTAATCCGCTGCAAGCTGCCAGAAAACGAAGCGCTACTGGCGCTGTTCCGATCCAAGCTCGAAGAGACAAAAACCTCTTTGATGCAGGTAGAAGACCAGCACCGACTGTATCGTCTCCAAGGTCAGGCTCAGGTCTTATCAGATTTCCTCGAGGCGGTTGAGAAATCGTCCGAGGTCTTCGACCGGATCAAATGATCCGATTTTTGTAGTCCGAGCAAACCATTACGTAACGGCAGACCGCAGTAGGAGCCTGAAACGGAGTTGGAGCTAAAAGGAAATTGAAATGGCATTGCCAAAGCAAGTAGAAGCACAGTTACGAGAACTGGAAGAACTGGAAAAGCAGCTCACGAAAAGCCAGAACCCTGCACCCGCAGACCCTGACCCGTCGTTAGCAGAGCCCCCCCAAGACCCCCAGCCTCAGCCAGCTGAGCCAAAACCTGTCGCGCCAACGCCGACACCGACTGAGCCAGCCGTGGCGGAAGAGACATGGCAGCAAAAGTACAAAACCCTTAAGGGCATGTACGACGCTGAAGTGCCTCGCCTGCACGCAGACCTGCGAGACCTCAAAGCCCAAGTGGAGAACCTCCGCAAAGCCGCAGAGACCAAGCCGGTTGAGCCTGCTAAACCGACCGCAGCTGAGAAGTTGGTGACTGATGCTGATGTTGAAGCATTTGGTTCTGACCTCATTGAGGTCCAACGCAAAGTTGCCCGCGAAGTGGCAGCAGAGTTTCGGGGCGAGCTTGACGCCATGAGAGTCGAAAATGAGAAGCTGCGCGAGCAGCTGACCAGTACCGGCACCCAAGTGTCTGAAGCAAGTTTTGAGCAGCGCCTGTACCGTATGGTGCCGGACTTTGAAGCAGTCAATGCCGATCCCAAGTGGATTGCTTGGCTCAACGAAGTTGATCCGCTGCTCCGAGCCCCCCGAGCCACTGTTGCACAACAAGCGTTCAACCGAGGCGATGTTGAAGGTGTAGCACACTACGTGTCGTTGTTCAAACAGAGCATCACGCCCGTAGAGCAAAAAGCCGACAAGTCCGAAGAGCTTGAGCGTCAAATTCAGCCGAATCGTGGTGCTACCAGTGCGCCCCCTGCCTCCCAAAAAGGCAAAATCTACACCAACGCAGACATCGAAAAAATGTTCCGCAAGGCTGCAGATTTGGGTAACAAGGGTCGTCACGAAGAGGCAAGGAAACTTGAAGCTGAAATCGACGCCGCATACATGGAAAGTCGCGTAGTCGCGTAATCTGTGTGAGCTGCGTCACAACCAAACCCGTTTTTTAGGAGGCCATCATGGCTGCAGTTTTTCCCGTCCAAGCACCGTTTGACACCAACCCTTCGTACTCCGGTGCGTTCATCCCCACTCTGTGGTCCGGCAAGTTGCTGGCTAAGTTCTACCAGAACACCATGCTGTCGGAAGTGGCCAACACCGACTATGAAGGTGAACTGAAGAACCAAGGCGACACCGTGCGCATCCGTTTGGCACCCTCGATCACCATCAACGACTACGTCGTCGGCGCTGGTTTGGGTACCGCTGAGGTGCCTACCCCCATCTTCCAAGACATGCAAGTGAACAAGGCCAAGTCCTTCAACGTGCAAGTCAACGACGTGTTGGCCTATCAGTCCGACATGAACTTGATGAACATGTTCACCGAAGATGCCGCCAAGCAGCTGAAGATCGCCATCGAAAACGAAGTGTTCTTCAACACCTTCGTGACTGAAGGCCCTGCCGCTGCCAACGAAGGCGCTACCGCTGGTGCTATCTCTGCCGCCTACAACTTGGGCACAGACACAGCTCCAATCGACCAGTCGACACCTGAGAACGTCCTGAAGGCTATCCTGCGTATGTCCACAGTGTTGGACGAGCAGAACGTGCCTGAAGATGGTCGCTTCTTGATCTTGTCGCCCTACGACCGTCACCTGTTGATGCAATCTAGCATCGCTCAGGCGTACTTCACTGGCGACCAGTCGAGCACCATCCGTACCGGCAAGATCGGTATGCTGGACCGCTTCAGCGTGTATGTGTCCAACCTGCTGCCAAAAGGCGAAGCTGGTAAGGCACTGGTGGCTGGCTTGTCCGCTACCTCCACTGGAGGTACCGTTTCCGGTGCCAAGGCCCGTCGTTTGATGGTTGCTGGTACGAAGGCCGCTACGTCCTTCGCCATGACTGTCAACAAGACTGAGCCACTGCGCAACCAGTCTGACTTCGGCGACATCGTCCGTGGTTTGACCGTGTATGGCCGCAAGGTTGTGAAGCCTCAAGCCTTGGTGACCGCACAAGTCGGTTCCGCCACCTAATTGGTGGTACAGTAAAAGGGCCCTTCGGGGCCCTTTTTTATTTTTGGAGATCACAAATGAACGCACTTGAATTGATGGAACGCCTCGGCGGCGAAGTCCTCAGCAACAAAATCCGCGCTACGGTTGGCGGCGAAATCGTCGTACTGGCCCGCATGGAAGGCACAGAGTGGGTTTTTACTGACAAAGGTCAGGAGCTGGCGAACGAGCACTCCAATCTGGCAGCTGCCGAAGCCAAGCCAAAACGTGCAAAGAAGGCTACCGCAGCAGATACTAGCCCTGAATCCCCTACTGCGGTAGAATTGGCTGATGTAGAGCCTGAACTGTGAGGTAGACCATGGCCACCGTGAAAGTTGTTGACCTGATTACTCGGGCCAGAACAATTCTTCAAGACACCACGTCTGTACGGTGGGCATTGTCTGAATTGCAGCTGTGGCTCAATGACAGCTATCGTGAAACGCTGATAGCTCGTCCAGACTCCAACACATTGACCGGGGAGTTTGTCTGCGTGGCAGGCCCCCGTCAAGTGCTCACAAGCACCTTTGCCAGCGCATCGCGGTTGATCTCTGTGGTGCGCAACACTGCCACCGCGTCCAACAAATACGCAGTGCGTCTGGTAGACCGACGCTCTTTGGACGACCAGCGCAAAGGCTGGTACGGCGAGACTCAGACAGTCAACATCGAAGAATACATGTTCGATGCCCGCCAGCCACGCGACTTTTTTGTCTACCCTCCAGCAACGACAGCAGCTCGCCTCGAAGTAACCTACGCGCAGGTGCCGTCACCTCACACGCTGACAGACGAGCAGCTTGGCAACGCTGCTACAGCTGAAGTGATCCGCATTGATGACATCTTTGCCAATGCGCTGCTGGATTATGTGCTGTACCGCGCATATACCAAGGATTCTGAGCAGCCTGCAAACGTTCAGCGAGCTGTGGCCCATTACCAAGCGTTCCAAAACAGCCTCGGCGTATCTGCTCAAACTAATGCTGCGTCGCAGCCGGGAGTTGCCTAATGGCCAAAATCTGGGACGATTTCCTCCCCCTCATTTCCCCACATCTGCCGTCGTGCCCAAACGCGTCCATCAGGACATATCTGGGTATTGTCGCTTCGGACTTTTTCGCCCGCACGTACCTGTGGCGCGACCAGATCGACACCATCTACGCCACCACTGGCACCGTGGAGTATGACCTTGACGGCGAAGCTGTCATCGAAGATGTGATCTCGGTGGTGCTCAACGAGTCTACGCTGGACCGCGCTGACTTGCGCCTTGTGGCGACGCAGAACCTGAGCCAAGTGGGGGAGCCGCGTGAGTTCTGGATGAAGGCGGACCGCAGCATTGTGATCTTCCCCACGCCAGAGGCAAACGTGCAGCTCAAGGTGTATGCCGTGCTCAAGCCTAGCCGCACAGCAACTGGCGTAGAGGACTGGATTTACGAGACGTGGGCTGACACACTGGTCAGCGGTGCTATTGCGCACTTGGCAGCCATTCCCGGCAAAGAGTGGTCTGACGCCGCCATGGCTATGACCCACAAAATGCAGTACGAGCGAGCCATCACCAACGCACGCATCCGTGATTTCAGAGGCATCAACTTGCAGGTGCGTCAGCGCCCAGCAGCGTAAGGAGTTTGGCATGGCCGAAAAGATTCGACTGGTTCAGGGCGACACCCGCCCCAGCCTTGTTACCACACTCACAGACTCTACGACCGGTTCCGCGATCAACATCACTGGGGCTACGGTTCGTCTGAAATTCAGAGCTGCCGGGGCTACCGCACTGCAGGCCACGATTGTCGGCACGGTGACTAACGGCGCTGGCGGTGTTGTGGTGTTTGACTGGGCTGATGAGCCCACATCGCTTGATGGAGCCCCCGGTGACTACGAAGGTGAGATCGAGATCACGTTCGCCGACAGCACCACCCAGACTGTGTACGACTTGCTCAAGTTCAAGCTGCGTCAGGACTTCTGATGACCAGCGCTAACATCAGCGTAAGTCTGGTTGGCGCTTCTACTTCTTTGGTGGAGGCCGCATCTGGCGTATCCGCCGTCTCTGTATCAGCTGCAGTAGCCTACGACGCGCTGGCAGCCTCTACAACGTCCGCAGTAGCTCAGGCCAGTGTCTCGGCCTCGGTAGCTGGATTTACGCTGTCCTACGTGGCTCTGGTGGCTTCTGCGGCCCTTGACGAACTGGGCTGGTACAAGAAGGTTCGGGACGTTGTATCTGCTACGGACGTCAAGACGTTTGCGTTGAGCAGCCTGAAGACTGACGCCATGGCGGCATCTGACAGTGCCATAAGAACAGTGACAAAGCGTTTGGCCCATTCGGTGACTGTGGCGGATGTCATCAGCATCGTCAAGACAACGCTGCGAACTGGGAATGACACAGTGACTGCGGACACAACCACGACAAAGCATGCCTTCAAAAACTTGCAGCACACGGTAGTGTCTTCAGATGCCGTCTCCCGGGCTGTCAGCAAGGTGCTGGCTGATGCGTTTGCCATGAAC